AACGATTACCATTAGATATCCATTAAGTGCGGTTAGTTGATTTTACTGTATTTTAGACATGGTCATATATTGTTCAAATAAATAAAAACGTAGTCAATTACGTAGTCGGACAAAAATAAAAAACCTTGCTAAATGCAAGGACACGAACTTTAAACAATCAACTAAATGAGCCTTCGCTCTACTTCAATTGTACGCAATTTATTGACCGATAGCCTACCACGGTCTGAGCCATAAGGAGCGACCCTATAACTTCCGTAGCGATTAAATGACTAGGCACGACTGGTTACGTCCAACTTTCACCCGACATTCAGAAATATATTTTAAGCATAAACATATCCAAATGTTTTATCTGCACATTTTGGGCTACTTGTACTTATCTTTAGTGTTATTGGCCGATCCCTCGACCTCAAGTGCAAAACGGTTTAATTTAGCATTTCTGGTTCGGTTCTTACTGCTACGCAAGGCCTACCCAGATTATTCTTTCACCGAAAGCGTCTATTGTCACCGCCACCGTCTGATAATGGTCTAATTACGCACAACCTCTATACTGCATACACCCTCAATCTTCTTACACTTCATGATCTCTTTCAATTACTCAAAAGAGAATTACTTATCCCTCCGCAATATCTCACGGGAAGCGTAACGGGAATTATGTATACAATCCAAGCAAGGTGTCACCCTATCTACACTTGGTTATTCAGTAGATTGTTTAAAATCCGTGTACAATTATTATAACACTGTTAGTCGTTTTTTTCAAGTAAATAACAGCATAATTGCCGTTGTAATAGACATTTTTAAAAATTGCCGTTATAACAGAAAAACCACTCAAATAAAACGATTGTCACGCGAAAAAGCGAACTTTACAGTAGTTTAAAACCCTTGATTTAATCGTATTTTTTGGGTTTTATCTTAAGCAATCACGCGAAAATCACGCGAAAGGCAATAAAAAAAGCCCTCCCTAAATGGGAGGGAAAGTACATTATATAGGAACTGCTTCGAGCGCTTCGATCCGTGCGACTAGTGGCCCGTCATTATACGCTTGTACAGTGTGGCCGGCGAGATAGTTCGCGATCTCATCGCGCAAGCTGACCTTGCCAAGCTCGACCATCTCCGCTGACTGGTATTCCTCCGCTGACTGAATCACGTCAACGCGGACGCTTTGGTCGCTGGGGAATACGTAGCCGGCGCAATCAACCTCGACGAGATAGCTCTCGACTGGGAGCACCTTGGGAATCTTAAACGATACTTTTGAGCCTTGGACAGTGGCCAAAAACGACGCTTTGCCTTTCTTGCTTGTAAAGTGGATTGTAGCTTCCTGCCCATCAAGGTCAATTGGGACCCAGTTTTCGTCATATAATGCAAAACCAAAAAGGGAAGCAGAATCGCCCTGTTTGACGATTCTACCCCCCTCGAATTGTTTGAGGTTTGTAGAGTTTAATCTCAATTGTCTACCTCCTTTTTTTAATTTTAGTTTCCAGTTTGGCCTTGCGTAGTTTCTGCACGTTCTTCAATGGCTTTAACGACTGATGCACTAGCTTCTTCAATCGCTTTTGAGACTTCTGCACTGTCTCGACTTTGGCTATTTAAGAAACGGTCAAAATCGGCATCATCAAGGGTCAAGTGTTTAGCCCCGTTTGATTTCAACTCATCAACCGTACCCATAGAACCAATGCCGAATACTCGACCATTAACTACACCAACGTATCCTTGACGTCCGCTTTTGCTTCGTACTACAAAATTCATATCTTCTTCCTCTTCTTTCTTGCTTAATTCACTTCCAATAATAACAACGTTCTTATCCAGTCCACCAGACAACCCCGTGCTAGTAAATTGCCACCAGCGTGTGTGATCCATGTTAGGATAGACCCCCCAATATGGCTCTGAACGTACCTCATAATCTGGATAAGCTGCAATCCATAGGCTATTTGGATATCTGGCAGTAATCTGCTCAACATAGATGTTAGCCAATGTGTACGGCTTATAACTGTAGTAGATTGGCTCAAACCCGTTCGCCTTGCAAACATCCATAAAAGCCAATACAGCGTTGGTATTGGCTTGTTTATTACCACTAGCGCCGTCCTCATAGTCACAAACCAAATAGCGAGGGCGTGATGGCAGGTTACTAATAAAATAATTGGCCTCAGCTTGTGCTGTTGCCACATCTCCACCAAAACGGGCGAAATGGTAATAACCAATGCAGTTGCTTGTATTGGTTTGTTGAGTGGCTACTGGGCTAATCCAACCAATACCCTCAGTTACCTTGATGATGGTATTGTTAGTTCCCGATGCTTGACAAATGCTAGACAAGTCTGCTGACTGGTAAGCTGATACATCGATAAAGTAATCGCCTTTGCTAAGTCCACCTTGTTCGATTTCTGAACCGTCAAACGGCAATTCAAACCAACCAACCATACGTTGGCTTGGTGCGTTCCAATCAACATAGCTGAAATTCCCTGCACTATCTAGGTTTCTGCGTACTCTCCGAACCCATCCGCCATTATAAAGAGCGTCTGCATTGCCGTCTATATTTTGCTCGATGGTTGTAACTGTTCCGTCTGCGTGTTCTGCTACTACAAAGCCGATATGCCCAAATGCATGATTTGGAGAACAATCAGAAACGAATACTGAGCCGACAGGAGGGTTATTAGAGCCGTTAAAGCGTGTTACTTTAAGTCCTAATGCAGAAGCTCTGTCAAGTCCGTTGATAGCGTTTAAGTAGCTAAAATTGAGATTATACAATCCTTGATATTGCAGAATGTTGTCAATCAATGCCACACATTGCCCGCCATACGGGTTGGTTGGCACGGTAACACGTTGATTGACTACGCTATCTAACGTATCTAATAATTGTTTTTGAGTAGTCAAAAGACCGCCTCCTTTTATTAATCTTGATGAGGTTCTTCGTATCCTAGCGCACGACTTGAATCGCTCAATCCAGCAGTAGTTGGATCGTTGACCACTCCGACAAGCACGAAGAATGCAAACAATACATTGACGAATACCAAGATTTTATCAATGGTTTGTCCAAATTCTAGCTTGATGCCAAAGATATCCGCAAACGCTTGAAATAGCAATGCAAGCGCTGGAACGATTGCAAGCCAGAAATTTTTGTTGCGTAAACGTACAGACCAGTTAATTTTATTCATGATTAATTCCTCACTTCTAATGCTTCATATTTTTTGTAGAGGCTATCAATATAGCCATTCCCACCAAGTTTTTTATAACTTGCGTGCATTTTATGCACAATGTCCGATTCGTGAATGGTAGTATATCCACGGTTAATCGCTACAGTCATATCACGCTCTAGGCGTAGATACATAGTAACGAGATGCGCTTCATCGTGGACTGCCAGCTTATCATTCACTTCATCTATTTTTTTATTATTATCCTTTCCCAATTCTTGGACTGTTTCAACAGAGTTCTGGATGTTGCTCAATTCATCTTTTAATTTGTTAAAGCGTTCTTTGCTTAAATCAGATGACTTACTGGCTTTCATCCCAAACCAACCAGTAGCGATCACTCCAATAGTTGGGGCAAGGTGTGCGATCCAATCCGAAATTGTCACTCAATCACCCCAATTCTATGTGAGTGGTTGTGTTGCTAAATCTGTATTTTCTTTAGGCTTCGTCCATTTCCAAACCGCCAGCTTACCGTTTTGCTCAAGACTTGCGAGCTGGTCAAGCGTTTCTCCTTGGTATGTAAATGGTTCTGTCACTTGGACCATCACGCGCTTGCCTTCGCTGAATTTTTCAACGTGGTTAGGGTCCTCAAGAGCGAAGATCGCTTGTGCTGGATAGGTTTCGCCTACTTTCCCAAGATCGATCAGCTCAAGACCGCGTTTAAAGACTGTAGGATCGAGTGGGTGGTCAACATCAGTCACACGGGCGAGTACGCTCCATTCTGCCACGTCTTTCACTTTCCGGATCTCTTCGTCTTTCTTCGCTAGTTTAGCTTCGTACTCTTGGGCTTGTACGTGCAAGTCCTCTTGCAATTTCTTCACTCCTTCCGCTGGGTTTAGCTCAGTCACAACTTGACCAAGTACAGCTTGGATCAGCACTTCATCTGATTCGTTGGTACGGTCCCCGATTAGTACACGCTCAAAGGCTGTGTAAGGGTTCGCTGAACGGATTGATACGAAAGTGCGTCCTTCTTCTTGCAAGTATTTATTAATAAGTTTGAATTCCATTTTATTTGTCCTCTTGTCCTTCTAATTTTTGAGCTGTTTCATCGAACAACTCTTTAAGTGCTTGGTCGCTTTCCAAAACGTCGTTAAATTTGCTTAATAGCTCGTTTACGTGTTTGTTTTCCTCGCTTGCTTCCTCGTATAAGACCTTGTACTTTGAGGCTTCTACGATCGCGTTTGCGAGATTCTGCGAGATTTCGCTTACAATTTTATCTACTGTGTTCATTTTGTTTCACCTTTTTTAATTTATTTTGCTCCAATACCAGGGTATAAGTAAAAAATATCTTTACGATTAAGAGCATTCCCTAAGTGTGCTATACGTTGATTAATCCATTGGAAGTAACCTACAAGGTCCACTCTTTTACTGAGATTGCCTAAATCAGATAACTCTGACCCATAATCTGCGAATTGTTCAAGTCTGTTAATTAAGTAAGTCATATTGTGCATTTTGGTAGCCGCGGCTGGTTGAAAGTTATATCCAGTATTCCCTCTAAATTCGTGCTTGAGAGTTATGAAGTCACCGTAAATTTCGCTTTTATCATGCTTATCGTCCGAACGCCAGATTTTTATTCCAGCAAAACGTGCAGTTTTAGAAGAATCAATACCTACATTATGGGATGTCACACCCAACCCCGCATACACGCCATTCCATTCATCATCTGCAAAGTGTAGAAATCCTGTCACATCATTTTTAACACGTTTGATCGCATTGTTGTCTCCCCAGAAAGAAATCGTAGCATTTTGATAATAATCTGTGTTAGCATTTGATAAGTCAATTCTCATTGCTCCATTAATGGCCTCAACTATTCCACCCCTAAATGTAAGACCCGTGAACGTCCCAGATGTCACATTCTTCGCGTCAAAGTTTACCACATTTATTTTAGCGAAGTCAGCCTCGCCACCAGATATTTTACTAGCTGAAACTTTTTTTAGATTTGCGGAATCGATGACTGCTTCATCGATCACGGTCTGACCTGTGATATGTGTCAACCGTCCATCTATTCGGTTCGTGCCGTCTGCCAGTACGTTGATTGAGTTGAGTACATCACCGTTGCTATTGAGGTTTTTGACTGCCCACGAGCCCGCAAGTTGTGTCATTTGTGTGCGCGTGGCTTCGATCAATGGATCAGCTTTGAGTTGATCGGTTAACGATAGTGTATAATCTGACTTAATTGATCCTTTTTCAACTTTGACGTCCCAAACGGATTTTAGCTTATCCGGATCTTTGCGATACGTGTTAACACGCAAACGATACGTCCCGGAAGGTTTATTCCAAGTAATCTTGGTTCCAGTCGTGCCAGTCTTCAGATCTGACACGATCTGATAATTTTGGTATTTATCAT